AATTCGATAATGTCTGGATGTGTTACATCCATGTACGCAGCATAAGAACCTTTCCTTGTCTTACCCTGTCTGTATGCTGTCATATCTGCATCTACTGTGTGCAGAAATGGCATTGGGCCTGGCGCTTTATCGGATACTGCTCTAACATCAGACCAGTGACCACCGACACCACCACCCTTTACAGAAAGCCATCTTAGTTCCGCTGTATGGTCAATTAGACCTTCTAATGAATCTGGAACGTAAGTTAGAAAACAAGAAATAGGTAATGCCTTAACTTTTTGTCCAGGCATTGGTGCATTTGATAAAACAGGTGATGCAAACATAAACCACCCTTTAGAAACATAGTCGTAAATTCTTTGTGCGAGTTCAATATCATCATTACAATATGCAACTGATGCTCGTGCAAACGCTTGTTGTGGACTATCCTCACCATCAATACAATAATAATCTTTTAATAACTTTTGTGCTTGTTCTGATAGTTTTCTGTCTCTATCTAAATCAATAGATATGCCTAGGTACTTAGAGTCTCTTACCACTGGAAACTCCACAATCTCTGCTGTTTGCATTTATTTTCTCCTATGTTCTTTTCCATTTTTGAAGTTCTACTTTTGCTGATAATCCTTGGAAGGTGTTGTTACTTATAATATCCATAATCTCTACAGCGTCCAATCCAGATAAAATCATATCATTAATATCTTTCTGTCGCACATAATCAGGCCAGACTACAACCCTATAATTATCATCAATCGCCCTCTCCAACTGTTGTACTATTTGTTTGTTCCTTGGTTCGTTATCTGGAACAAGTATTGCTTTATCTTTGTATTGAGGTATACGCAAATCACTTTGAGCAACCGCAATACAGTTTTGTATAAAAAGACTATCAATAGGGCCTTCCACGACAAAAATATCCCTAGAAGGGTCAACCCTATCAAGTCCAAATATTTTTGGTACACTCTCATCAAGAATGATGGTAATGTACTTTGGTTTTTCTTTTCCAAACGCTCTCCCTTGATATGCAAATATATCACCATTGGAATCACGAAACGGAATCACCATCCTTGGGTGGTCACCATCCAAGGTGGGAAACTTATTTGGAACTAAGTTGTTAGTCCAAGAATAAAACTGATTGACCAGATAGATATCGTTATCATTAGGAATTCTTCGGTCTTCAATGAACCGATAAGCAGGATGCTCTTTTCCAATTTCTCTAAAAGATTTGACATTACTAAAAATACCTTTCTGGTTGAAGACAGGTTTCGGTATATCGAATTTTGGATTCTCGACATGGCCACCCCTTCCTGTTGCAGTGGTGCCTTCCTTGTACCGTTCTAATATATAGTCATTATGAATTTTAGAATCTATATGTTTTACTAAATTAGATAAATTAGTTCCCATCCCACAATTATGACATTTGTAGAATAGGTCACTCTTTTTACGAAAGACAAAACCTCTTGCCTTGGATTGACTTTTCTTGGAATCACCACAGTACGGACATCGAAAGTTCCAAAGATAATCGCTCTTCTTTTTGAACCTTTGAAGTCTGTGGGATATTAGATTAAGATATTTGATATCAACATACATACTCATGGAACTGAGTATATAAAATTATAGGTTGATTGTCAAGACTTTTTGTAATACAAACCCTATGACGATTGACCCACCAATAATCAACCATCTCCACTTTTCCAAGATGCCGACCCTCTGTGACAATTCTTCACGCATCTTACGAAAATGCTCTTCTTCCTTCTGACTATGGGCATTCATCTGGTCAACAAGTCTGCGTTCCATATCGCCCATAGATTTGTGAGTATCCTTTGCGTTAGACGTAATACGAGAATGCAGTTCCATAATATTGTCTGTGAGTTTTTTCTCTTGTTCGTCCAACGCCTCTTCCTGTCTTACTAACTTCTCTTCATGAACTGCCATAATCGTATGTAGAGAACTAGAAACATCTGCAATCTTTTCAATAGCAGTATCAAGACGAACATGAATACCTTTCATGTCATCGACCTCTTTTTTCAAAAGTGCGATTTCCGTTTCTACCGACATTATCTATCCTTTTGGAGCGCCGTCAATAAATGCAAGAATATTACCACCGTCATCTACTTTAACTTCTAGTTTTTGACAACTGATTCTAACACCGTCTTTCTTCTGTGGGTCTAGTGTCATATTTCTTTCCATTGTCCTCTTGGTTGAGAGGCACTCACTTAAACCATCACGAACTGTGTATTCTATCAATTCACCACCACTCATATACAATAATAGTACAAATTCTATTACTTTCATTTTAGTGTGTTCCGTTCTTTACTGCATCATAGTGATTGTTCACTATTTTGTCTTTTAACTCGTCTATTTGTTTTTCCAGTTTGTTTATTCTGGTTTCAAAAAAATTCAATGTCAATGCTTGTTGTTGGTCAAAGGGTGCTTTACCCTGTTCAATATCTGTTGATAATTTTTCCAGTTCACCAGCAATATGTTCTATCAACATAAACTGTTCGGCATCTGCTGGTAAAGCGCCCATCTCTCCTCTAGGCCACTTGATTCTAAATTCTGTATTCTTTTCTAAATCTGAGGACATGAGGGTTTGTTCGGTTTCGATACTGTTAAGTCGCTCGATAATCCCAAAGTATGCCCATGTGGCAACAGCAACTGCAACAATAATAGAAACCATGTTTCTAATTGGCATTGCTACATTTGTGTCATCTGATATTTTTGCGGCCATTCCACTCTCCCATATATCTATTTAGGTCTTGTCAAGATTTTGACAAGCACAATAGTTTGACGCAATTATTTGTCAAAATTACTTGCTAACTTCGACCTCTTCATTTCTCTTTCTGTGACCGTTCCATGCAACCCAACCACCAAGTCTTAGTGCATAGTATGCCAAGTAGTTGAGAAAATGAAAACCATTTTGTTCTATGTTGATGTCTCTAAAAATTTGGTCTGCTTGTTTTTGAGTAATCTTACCCATAGTTTCTTTCTGGTCAGACTTGAGTAGAGTTGCATACTTATATGCATAATCATGTATTAGACCACCCATCAACAATACGCCTGTTGGTGACAACCAAGTGTGTAAGAACTTGGGTATTGATGCACCGTCAAATCTGAATCCTTGTGGTATAATATAGTCCTCACCCATAATAGTGAATTCCCAATCATCGGCAACTTCCCAATGTCTAGTTCCTGTTAACCACATCCAAATTGCACCCCAAAATCCTTTGCCTGCTGTTTCAATTTTCAGTGGTCTTAGTTTCGGCATGACATGATATACAAACCCAATCCTTTCACGTTTGTTATCAACACCAAACATATTGATAATAAAACCTACTGCAATTAGTATACCAACTACAGTAAACTGCCACCATGTTACTGCTAAATCAATAGCAATATCAATTATCTGCTCCATCTGTTTTCTCCTCTGACACCGCTTTTTCGTAGTAAACGATTATCTCTTTTTGTTGTTCTAAGTATCTTTTTATATCTGCTACGTTAAGAACAAGGTTTTCATAATCTTTCATACTCAATGCGACAAAGGCAAAGTCACCATAAATTTCAGTGAACTCTTTTTTGAATTCATCATAATTATCTTTGGTAACTACAAATACTCTTGTGTCATTCAGTTGTAGTGGCTTCGGACGTGCTACTAACGGTACTGTTGTCTTCTCCACTTTGGTCACTGTCTTGATTATTGGTTCTTGTCTCAGACTGCTGCAACCATTGAGGAAGAGGACGCTCAGCATTACCACCAGTGTCATCCATGAAGTCACGCCAAACTTTCGCTGTTGCGCCATTCATTTTTCCTTCTAATACTTTTGCATCTTTTAATGCCTCTACAACGAGATTTAACTTACTTAATTTTGCTCGCAGTTCATCACCATATGCTTCTGCTTTTTGTAAGTCCTCTTGCAAAGATTTATTTAGGGTTGCCATTTTAGCAATGTCACCCTGTAATTTATTTACACTCTCTGTTGCGGTTTCTACTGCAACTTCCAACTGTGCATTGTTTTCACGCAATTGTGCAATCGTGTTTTGGGTGGTATCGTAATAGTATTTAAAACCATATCCAATACCACCCAATATTGCTATGAGAGCGATTGCTCCATATAATTTAATCATCTTATTTCCTTATTCGGATTTCCAAATAGTCCAAACCCCCCATGCGATTGCAATTCCTGCTGCAATTTTAGCAAGTGGTGCCATGAATAGAATCATCAATCCAAGTGCAACACATACTGCACCATCCCATGATGTTCTTTCTTTCATTCTTCCTTTAATCCAATCAATCATCTTTTTTTCTCCTTTGTTTAGTCTTTTCTTTCATCTTGTTTATATATGCACGATATACGTCTGCGGGCCCAGTTTTACCCATGACCCTAGCACGTTGCTCCATTGCAATCGCTGCCTGTATCTTGTGTGCGTGTGTCTTTCCAGACTTTTCAATCTTCGCAACACTTGCTTTCGCATCGTCTACTGTTGCAAATTTAAGACCATGTATTGTACCTTTTGGGTTTTCATCTGTGTACAAATCAGAGTGTTTATCAGAACCAGCAGGTTGTCCTTTCTTTCTTGGTATCCTTGGTGCTTCTAACATTCTGTATTGTTCAAATGCGAGTTTTGGATTACGAGTTCTAAAGTCTTTCTTTCTCATAATTGTTTTCGCAACAAGTTCTAGTTCACCACCCTTGAGGTTTAGTGCGAACGGCATATTCACATCTGTTTTCATATCGTTAATCACAGCTTCGGCATCGGGCCCAAGTTGTGCAATCTTCTTGCCGTACTTCTTAAAAGATTGTTTGAATAATCTTGTCAACTCAGCAGTTGTTATCTGTTTCTTATTACGTTCATCATTTACCCTATCAAGAAAATGTCGAGTAAACTCAACATCAATACCAACTGCGGCAAACAGTTTATCTGCGTACCGTTCCAGTTGGTCTAGGTCTGATTTTGTGATTTCTTTACTAGCGGTAAGATTAATGATAGGACGCATGGTGTCAAGACCAGGCCCCATCGAATTAGCATTAAGGTCTGCTATTGGTTTTTCAAAATTGTATGCAACTTCTTTAAAAGAACGCATGACATCACTTCATTACCACACTAACAAGTTTCATCAGTTGTGATTTACCACCATTATTGATGATATCCATCATCTTCTTTTTGGTGTCTGGTTTAACTTGGTCTAGTGCCTGTGTCAGTGCAGACGCAGTGAAAAGGTCAATACGCATTGTACCGTCCTTCATTTTGATTTTGTTATTTTGTTTTCTCTTAACGATGTTCTGTAGGATTGCAACATTATCCTCTGCAAGAAGATACTCAACTCCAAAGTCTTCAGTTCTTTCCTTCACTGTCTTTGCAAGTTTAGATTCTCTCTTCGCACGAAGCGTTTCCATTCTTTTCATGAATGCTTTTGCTTCTCTGGTACGACCATCGTACATATTCTTCTTTTTCTTTTTCTTTACTACCACAACTGAACTATCATCTCCAGCACCAGCAACTGCACCTGTATTCATTGCAGGAGCATCTTCAGTCTTGATACCTAATGTTTCATCGTTGTAGAAATTCTTCATGATGTCTTGAAATTTTAAACTCATAGTTCTAAATCCTCGATTCCTACTTCTTTGATATCCTCTGCACTGACAAAGATTTTACTCTGTGTTGGCACATGAATTACAGGGAATACATCTACTCCTAAGATAGTATCAGTTGGTGCGATTGCTTCAAATACTTGAATCTCATCACCCTCTAATGCGTCTGGTGTATCTGCATCCTCTTCATCAAATGCGATATCCTGTGTTAGTTTATATATACCTTTTGGTAACTTACCATCCTCAAGCGTTACCTCTTCTGCAATAGTATCATCAAGTTCATATCCATTTTCTTTTAGATACTTGAGGAATTCTTTTTCAAATACCTGTGGGTCATCAACGTGTTCTTTAAATGTATCCTTTAACAAAAACAGTGCAGATGCATATGTACCAACTTTAGTACGCAATCCAGGCACCTTTGCAAACAACTTCTTGATATTGAAAACTAACTTGTGAAGAACTGTATATGCATCCTTCTCTTTACCAAGTCTAAGTGTGGTAGGTTTGTTTGTGCCAGGTTCAGTAATGCGATTACCATTTTTGTCTATGATACCAAGTTTATACGCCTCTTGTTTTTCAAAAGGTGTAACCAGTAACTTAATAAACCTGTACGTTACAAATAAATCTATCGCTCTACCCATTATAGTTTCCTTAACGCACCAGACACAAATAAATCTTCGTGTACCTCTGGTAATTCTTTCTCAGGTAATATTCCCAAGAAATTCATAAATGACTTTAGTTGGGGCCAATACTTTGGTTCTATCTTGAACAACATAAGTGTCGTTGATGCCTCAGGCCCAAACACATTATTCAATACGATTATGTGATTAAGTAATAACCGTTCCTTTAATACTCCGTGGTCTGTATATTTTTTGAGTAATCTCTTTATATACTTGAACCTCTTCATATCATCATGAAATTCTTTCTCGCCCTCGCACTGTGGATTGTCGTAATGTTTCAGTGCAAATAACATCACATTTTCATTGGTTATTTTCTCAAACATCTACATAATCTTTGCTAGAATTCTATGCGTACCCCCACCTGTTCTCTCGTATACAAAGTTCAATGAACGACCACTTTCGACTTCGTTATCAAACTCATCATATGGTGTGTCTCCACTTTTACCAAATGCGCCACCATACTGAACTAGAGGAACAGAAATCTCACCACTTTCCTCAGTAAATTGAACATCACCAAAATGAATACCAACTCTCATAAGTTTTTGTCTCATTTCAGCAACTGCTTTTTCTGGATTGAGATATTCTCTATCTGCAATCGCACCAACATATGCATTCAATCTTTCGACCACTGCATCACTGGTAAGGTCACCCAACATCATGTCACCATCAACAGGATTATCACCGTCTGCTGGATGAGGAGCTTCCTTCATATATTGTTTAAAGGTTTTCATTCATCTTCTCCATGTTCCTCATCAAAACCATCTTCCTCATTTGGATTGACTTCAAGAATCTCTTGAAGTGGTTCTGATTTCTTTTTTGTCTTTTCGACCTTTTCTACTGGTTCTACCTTTTTTTCTTCTTTAGAAACAATCGGCATTCCACCAGCACCATATCTTACTACTTCCATAGTTTACTCCTTATGATATCGTTGCACCAAAGTTACTAGTTACTACCCACTTTGTACCGTTGTACATTAGTGTAACTGCATCACCTTCACTATTCCATACGATTGATGTAGATACCTGTCCAGCAAGTAGATTACCACCAGCAGTTGTCATAGTTGCATTGTTTGAACCACCTTTTGTTTTCATAACAATAGTTTTCATTTGACCGATAAATTTACCAGTTGCAAGTGAAAGTGTTTGAGCACCAGAGGTTGTATCAAGGAGTGTAAGACTTGATGTCAAATCTACACTACCAGTTGCAGTAATAGTCTGTGTAGTTTCTACTGCACCATGCATTGAAACGATGTTCCATTTATTATTTGAGAACATGAGGATTGCAGTATCACCCTCATCTTGAAAAGAGATTGAATCGTAACCGTTTCTTGCTGCTGGTGTTAGTTTGTATGACGAACCAGCACTTGGGTCAGTTGACATAATAACGACCTTTACTTGTCCGTTTGTACCAGCACCCAAAGCACCAGTTGCAGTGGTATTGTTACTTGCAGAACTTAGGTCAAGTAGTGTAATTGAAGTGGTTGTGTTTACTGCAACACTTCCTGTAATGGATTGTGCAGTACCGTCTAGTGCAATATAGGTTGGAATGTTATTGAATACATTTGCAACACTAATCTTTTTATTAACTGGTGTACCAGATGGGTCATCAATCACATGAAGTAAATCTTCGGATGCAATCGCATTACCTAAATCTGTCAACGCAGTAATTTTCTTATCTGCCATTTTTTATCTCCTGTAAACCATCAACTCATCGCCGTAACGATATTGTTTGAACCATCTTCTGGTTCTGATGGAATGCTACTGGTAACATCTTCGTTACCACCATTTAGTTGTTGTAAGAACAAATCACACTGTTGGATTGCACCAGTTGTGGCGTACATCTGTGCAGTGATATTTGTTCTTTGTTCTTCTAGTTTACTAAGTGCAGACTTTTGTTTTTCAAGTTCTGCACTTAGTGTTTGTTTCCTAATATTAATCTCAGTCTCAGTCAATTGACCTGCCATAATCTACTCCATTATATATTAACTGTCTGGGGTTGCGATATCCTCTGCATCACCAGACATACTTGATGCGGCAACTAGAGTTTCGTAGTGAATTCTACCAGCACGACCACCAGTACCTACAGTCTTCTTAACCCAACCAACGTGTGCGATATCTCTTCTGTTATCGTCACCGTCTACACCAAGACCAAGAGTTGCGGTTGCAGTTGCAGTTCCACCAACAAATGAGTGTGCAGTACCACCAGATGCAACAGCAGTTAAGTCAATCTTTGTTCCAGCAAGTGCATTTGCGGCACTTGTTGCAAGACTAATCTTGTTTGCAGTTCCAGATTTGATTAGGTAGTAGACAGTTCCATCTGTAAGGTCTGCTTGAGCACCAGAACCACCCTGTGCATATGTCACTGCTTCACCAGTTGAGATAGCAGCATAAAATGCGGCAGGAACAACGATTTCATCATCTGCAACAATTAATACTGTGTTGTCTGTTAAGTCCAGATTTCCAGTACCACTTGGGGCAGCAATTGTAACTGAAGGTGCAGACTGATAGTCAGAACCTACATTAGTGATTGTGAAACCAGTTACCTTACCACCAGAGATGGTTGCAGTTGCAGTTGCAGTATCACCCACAAAAGTCTGTGCGTTGTTACCAGTACCAGTAATACTCAATGCAGTACCAGCATTTGCATTTGAAAGTGAAGATGCAATCTTAAATGCAGTGGTTGAACCAGTATTGATTACAAATACAGCGGTACTGTCTGCAAGATTAGAACCACCTACTTGCATATTTGTACCACCAGAAGTGTAAGTCAACTTCGTACCAGTTCTCATATTGTGACCAGCATCTACAGTAATTGTATTATCTGAAGTAGAAACTTTTGCAGTTGCAATAGTTCTTGTTGTTGGTGCAGCAATTGTTACTGTCGGTGCTGAAGTGTGGTATGTGTTACCACCGATTCTTTCGTAAGTACCTAGTGTTGTGTTACCGACACCGATACTTGTAATGTTGTCTACACCACCCAAAGATTCACCAGAGGTGATACCCAACACATTGTTATCAATATGCGGTGCTGCAGATGCAAAATTCAGTGGTGGTCTTGTAACCGTGGCAGCAACACCACTTTCGGTTGAACCACTGAAATTTTCAGTTAGTGTTAGTGCGGTATCTGACGTAACAGCTTTTACTCTACTTTTGACCCCACCAGCGGAAATGATGATGTCACCCACTTTTACTTCTGGGTCAAAGTTCGTACCAGAACCAGAAACAGCGGCATTTCCATTGGTGAATGTCATAGTACCTGTCAGTGCAGAACCATCATTCATACTCCATGAGCTCATTTTAATTTCTCCTAAGTTAGATAGTATATATACTCATCTATTTATGTTATTTAAAACCTAACCGTTTCAATTCTGCGAGAGTTGTAGTTGGGTCTGTATGATGTATTCCAACTCCACCCTTTGCTTCCCATTCGTGAATATTCTTAATATAATCATCAATCAACAGGTTTGGTTTGTTGTTTATCATTGCAAATTTTTGTTTGTCTGCCCTTAATACTAAGTGAATACGAGACTTTTTTGTAAGTTTTGCATTCTTTTTCAACCATGCAAGTTTACCCTTACGACTGTTTGGGTCTTTGGTTGAGTATGCAGATAAAATGTGTGCATCATATTTGTTTATAAATGACCACATTCTTTGGGCACCCATCATCCATTCAAGGTTTGCCCAAAAATCTTTGGTGGAGGAAATCTTAATCCACTTCTCCCTTTTATCCGCTCTTGGAAAGGGAACACCAAGAACTTCCTCTGCACCTTTCAAGAAGTTACAGAGCACCATATCCATATCGCAATAGATGGTTGGAAGTTCTTCGTTCTCCTCTGCCACCAAATTATATACTTCATCAAACCGTATCACTAGACTTTGTTCTTCTCATTTTTTGTTTTAGGCATCTTTGGTGATGTCTCAATCGGTGTTACTGGTTTACCAGTATCAGTCATTTTCTTTGCTTTCGCTTTTTCTGGTTTCTGGTCATCATCCATACCATCACCATCTTTATCATTCAACACATCTTGAGACTCAGATTTCTTTGCAGCTTCATCCCACATTTGTCTGACGGAATCTGCAACAGACATAAGTGACTCACCCATTGACTTTGAGATTGCCTTACGTCTTTTGTGCAAATACTTATCGGTTGAATCTACGTCACCATCGTTGTCGATATCCTTATCCTTACGGTCATCGAACTTCTTCTTGACTGCCTTTTTGTTTACAGGGTCAAGTTCTTCATTCTTTCCTAGTTTCTCATCAATCTCTTCAGTTCCATCACCAACCTTAGAAACTTCTTTTTTTGCCTTCTTGACATCTCCCTCAAATTCGATAGTCAACATTGGGTC